GCCCAAAGGTACCTACAAGAACGTGGTACTGATCTGGGGCGATAGCGCGCCCTACAACCAAGCGGATGCGCCGCTGCCCGAGGGCGTCACGCTGAGCCGCGACCGGACTCTCTGGGATACCGAGCGCGCCGCATGGCTCAAGGCGCACGGATGCGACGAGCAGGGCACACGCTGCGCCTTTGACGGGCCGTAGCGCATGCCCGTCGTCAACCCGGCGCTCTACACCACCACCGCAACGGTCAATCGCTACCAGTCGACGAGCGACAATGCCGGCGGCTGGACGCAGACGCTAACGGCCGTGGGTGCGATCAAGTGTCGGATCACGGATGCGCAGCTCGTGCAGCGAACGGACCAGCAAGGGCGGCTCGGGGCTGACTTGGTACGGCAGTTGTATTGCCAGCCTGGAACGAGCCTGAAGGCCGGCGATAAGATCGTGGCGGATGGCACGACCTACAGCGTCGAGTCGGTAAGTGAGCCGAGCGGCCATCCTTACCGCAAGTGCTTGATTGTCGAGGAGACGCCAGGATGAAGCGTATCGCCAATCATATTGCGGTTTGTCATGTGTTTGCTTACAATCATACCTACTACGGTAGGGCAGCGTGCGGCTTGGCAGGGCTAGGCGGGGCGCGGTTCGATCTGGTGGGGCGAGGTCTGGCATGGCGCGGCTCGGTACGGCACGGTAAGGCAAGGAGGGGTCGCATCGAAAGGTGCGGCCCCTATTTGCTTGGTGCGCTATGAGCAATCGCAGGCGTGACCCGCCTCCGCGCTGGATGGTGATCCTCGGCGTGGCTTATGGCGTGGCTCTTATTGTGTTCGCCGTGTACACGATTTGGCAGGCTATCTAGTGGCCAAGGTCAACCTCAACGACACCAAGCTTCGTGAGGCGCTGCAGCGGCACATCGCGGTAGCTGTTGAGAAGGCAGCCCTCGGGTTAGTCGGCCATATCAGAACCAAGATCGGTGTTTCAGCCCGGACCGAAACGCCGTCCAGCCGGCGTGCCAGGATCAACTCTCGCAAGCGCGCGGGGCTGAAGGCGCGGAGCCATATCTACGAGCCGAGCAAGCCGGGCGAGCCGCCAAGGAAGCGAACCGGGACGCTCCAGAAAAGCATCGCGCACGAGGTGAAGCGCGAAGGCGATCAGGTGATTGCCCGCATCGGCAGCAAGGTCCCGTATGCTCCGCATCTGGAGTTCGGCACGCGCAAAATGGCCGCCCGTCCCTACCTGCGTCCGTCCCTGAGCGAGTACAGCAGGACGTTTCACAACGTTGTCGTGACCGAGATGCGGCGGCGGCTCAGGTAGGGCTACGCGCATTAAACAGATTGACGAGGGCTCTAGTGATTTCCAGCAGCGGTTGAGCGTTCGCCTTGACGGCAGTTTCCGTTGCCTCGATCCATCGCCATTCCGACGCTGTTTCGCCATGAACGCTTTTGAGCTTCCGGACGCGTCGATGACGCACGGCCCGGCATATCTGACGGACGCGCTCTCTGCTGATCCCGAATTTCTCGCCGACCTGCTCGTATGTCGCCCCAGCATCCCGCATGGCGACTACGGCCGAGTTCCGCTCGGTATAGGGATCGCGATAGCTCCTGGGAGGTTTTGGTTCACGCGGTGGCGTGCGGTACCAATCGAGGCTGATGACATCGCAAGTGAAGGTGTTTGTGATCTGGAAAGCCACTTCTTCCGCCTTGCGGGAGCGCACATAGACCGAGCCGTCCGCATCCCAGGTCTGGCCCGGTCGAACACCGCGAATGGCGATGGCTAGACGCTCGCCTGATCGAAGATAGCGCCAGAATACCGCCGACGTAGGAGTGCCGCCGTGGATGGTAAAACTGATTCCCTGCGGCTGCCTAAAGGCGAACAACTCCATGCTCACGCAATCGCCGTAGCTGGGCTTAATCGTCAGTACACCATCTTGGGGATGCATGGCGCTTCTTCCGTTTCGGCTGTGCATAATCTAGCCCAACGGCACCGTCCGGCGCTATGCGCGCCTTGACCCGAGCCCTGTATGAACGCCTCGTTGGTGACGCCGACGTAACGGCGGCCATTCAACTCTACAAGAGTGGCCCGGCTGTATTCGCGGGCCGTCTTGTTCCTGCCGACATCTCACTCACTGGCGGCGCAAAACCCTATCTGCATATTCGAGTGGCCACCAGTGAAGTCCCGTTCGATACGCTGACCCGAGAAGGCAGGGACGTTTCGGTCGATATCGCCGCCTATGCCGCTGATACTGGCTCGGAAGGCGCCATGGACGACCTTGCCGAGCGCGTGCGTGATCTCCTGCACCACCAGCATCTGCCGGTCGATGGCTGGCATACGGTGCTGGTCACGGCCACCGGCCCGCAGGACGCTCCTGAAGAGCCGGGCTTCACGGGACGCATCGTGAGCGTCCGCGTGCTGCTCCAGCGTCTCTAGCACTTTCGGCATACCCCTAGGTTCTTGGTCTCCATGAGGGGGATCGCCCGCTGACCTCGCGAGTGATCCGCCGAAATGGCTACGCTTTCTGTTCAAACTATCGACCGCGCTGGAGACGGCCTCACGCCATCTTTTGCCGCGGCTGCCGGAGGCGGGGATGAGTTCCCGAACACCGGTCGCGAGTTCATCGTTGTCAAGAATGGCAGCGGTGCAACGATCACCGTCACGGCCGTCACGCCACAGACCGTCTCCGGGCTAGGTGTTGCCGACGAAGCCTACGCTGTTCCGGCCTCGGGCGAGCGCTATATTGGCCCGTTCCCGCCCAGCACCTTCAACAACACGTCCACCGGCCGCGTCTCTCTCACCTACTCCGGCGTGACTTCGCTCACCGTCGGCGTGTTCAAGGTGGGCTAGCGCCATGGCAAGTGGCGCTTTCACCGCCCAGGGCAGTATCGTTACCATCAGCGGTACTGAGATCAAGGAAGTCGTCGAGTTCGGCGGCCCGGAGACCGATCGGCCGCAAGTGGACGTGACGCATCTCCGTTCGACCTCGCGCGAGTATATCGGTGGTCTGAAGGACAACGGTAGCTTCACGCTGACGGTGAACTACCTTCCGACCGATCCGGGCCAGCTACTGCTTCGCGCAGCTCAGTCGCTTGAAGCGCCGCAGGACTTCGTGATCACCTTACCCAACGATCCGTCTAGCGGCAATCCGCGTGAAACTTGGTCATTCGCTGCGACCGTCAACGGCTCGGCGCCTAGTGCCTCGGTCGATGAGGTGCTTCGAACCGAGTGGACGATGAGCGTCAGCGGCGACATCACTTACGCGACCTTCTAACATGCCGAACCCGCATCGCGGCGAGGTTACGCTCAAGCTGGGTGACAAGGTCTACCCGATCCGCGTCTCGCTCAATACCCTGGCCGACGCGCAGGACATCCTGGACGAGCGCGACTTCAACGCGATCATGCGCCGGCTCCAGCCCGACGAGCAGACAGGCGAAGCGCGGGCCGATTTCATCGTCATGCGCGCCCTGCTTTGCGCCTGTCTGCGTGAGCAGATTCCGGGTATCGACGCGCGAGCGGCCGGTGCCATGGTGCCGCCGAGCGAGATCACCACCGTCATGGAGGCGATCAGCAAGGCGCTCAACCTCGCCTTCGCGCCAGCCGGCAAGGAAGACGGTGCGGGGGAAAGCCCCCCTCCTCCGGCGGCGGCCGAGACACCCGCTGGCCAGATTGGGCTGAACTGATCGAGGGTGCGCTAGAGATCGGCCTCAGCCTCGATACCTTCTGGTCCCTCACCGTTCGTGAATTGACCCACCACCACCGTGCCGCCGCTCGTCGAATTGAGCAAGAGCAGCGCACGGCGCTAGCCGTGGCGCACAGCACGGCGCAGCTCATGCGCGTCAAGAAGCTCCCGAAGCTCAACGACTGGCTTGCCCCGCCGAAGCGCCGTCAGGACGCCAAGCCGCCAGAACGGCAGAAGCAGGACGGGCGAGCGTTCATGCGGTGGTTCTCGGCCAGCTACCGGGGCGGGACCGTGAAGCGAGCGGAGAATGGACATGGCTAACGGTCAGTCGATCGGCAAAGCCTCCATCCAGGTACGCTACGATTTTAGCCAGCTTGGCTCTGATCTTGCTCGCTTGCAGCGCAAGGTTAGTAACCAATTCGACAAGCTAAAGGCCGGTGTTAAAGTCGATGTGTCTGGCCTCGACCGCGCCAATGGCAAGGTGCGCAAGCTCAGCAGCCAGTTCGGCACGCAGTTCCGCACGGCGGCCAATGACGTGGCTAATGTGGCGAGGACAGCCGGCAGCAAGATCGGAGATGCGCTTGGCGACGGATTCGAGCAGGCCGAAGCCGACCTGAGGCGTTTCGCCAGTAGCGCCAAGACTGGGCTGAGGAGTGCCCAGGATAGTCTGGCCGGCGCTAGTCGCCAGATTGGCGATAGTCTGGCGGCTCCTCTGTCGAAGGCAGAAGGCCGTATGCAGGGCTTCGCCGGTCGGTTCAAGAAAGCCTTCTCCGGCCTTCAGGAACCTGTGGCGCAGATCGGCGGGGCTATCGCCGGCCTTGGCGCCGCCAACGTTTTTAGCGATATCATCCGAACCGCGGCGGAGTTCGAGGGCAAGCTGAACCGTGTTGCCGCCGTCTCTGGTGCGTCCAAGGACCAACTTGAGGCACTAAAGAAGCAGGCCGTCGACCTGGGCGCCAAGACGAGCTTCAGCGCGTCGGAAGCGGCCGACGCCATGGGCGAGTTGGCCGCTGCCGGCTTCAAGGTCGAGGACATCATGACCGCCGTTCCCGGCGTCATGGACCTCGCGACAGCCTCGCAGACTGGACTAGCCGAGGCTGCCACGCAGGTTGGCGATACGCTTCAGCAGTTCGGTCTGAACGCCTCAGAGGTTGGCCGCGTCAACGATGTGCTGGCTCAAACGGCCAACGATAGCTCGGCCGATATCCGCCAACTCGGCTTTTCACTCAAGTATGCCGCGCCTCTTGCGCATCAGGCGGGCGTTAGCCTGGAGGATTTGTCCGCGGCCTTAGGCGTGCTGGCCAAGGGCGGTATTCGTGGTGAGCAGGCCGGTACGTCGATGCGCTCGATCCTGGCCACGCTTCAGCAGATGGAGGACCCGCCGAAGCGTATCCGTGTCGCCATGGAGGAGATGGGCATCAAATTCAGCGATGTGGACCTGAAAACCAAATCCCTCGGCGAGGTGATGGCATTCCTCTCGACCAAGATAAGAGGGGGGACTGATACTATTAACCTCTTTGGCGTTGAGGCGTCGAGCGCTGCCGGCATCTTAACGCAGACTGGATCGGCAGTTGGTGACTTCAGGAAGGGCCTTGAAGGCATCGAAGGCGTCGCCAAGCGAGTTGGCGACGTTAATATGTCGGGCGCTGTCGGCGCCATCAAAGCATTCGAAGGCGCGTGGGAATCCTTGCAGCTTCGGATTGCCGATAGCGGACTGCTTGAAGGATTCACCAAGTTCGTCAACTTAATCGGCGACGTTATCTCCAAGATCAGCGAAGTCGATCCGAGGTTGCTCAAGTTTGGCGGTGCTTTTACCGGGATGGCCGCGCTAATAGCGCCTGTAACAGCCGCTATCGGGTTCTTTACCGTAGCGGCAGTTGGCCTCGGGGGACCGGTCATTGCCGCAACCGGAGTGCTCATCGCACTTGGTGCCGCAGCTATTACGTTTAGCGATGAGATCGCCGCCGGCTTCCGCAAAGCGAAGCAATGGCTGAGTGACTTCATCACCACCTGGGCTGCGCCGGGAACCGGCCTTGGTACTCTCGTCGAGGCGACGCGGCAGGCTGCGACCAACATCATCGGCGTGATCCAAAACACGCTCGCCGGCTTGCCTGAAGTCGGCAAGCGGATCGCCGAGGGCTTCAAGAACGGCTTTGTCGAAGGCGTGGCAACGCTCGTCGGCTCCGTTCTGGGCGCTATTGCGAAGTTCCACATCGATGTTGTGGCGGCTATTATCCGAGCCGTCACCGGTGCCGTTCAGGCATGGTTCCAGGGCATCCAGGGCGGCGACTGGAGCGGTGGGATCACCGCCGCACTGCCTGCCATTGTCAACGCCCTTGGTGCTTTCGTTAAGGCTGCTAGCGAGGTTGCGCTGCGGTTCGTGGTGGCATTCGTCAATGCCGTGGCGGCATCCTTCGGCGTCGATCTAGGCGCTGTCTTCGGAACTACGATCGAGGAAGCCAAGGCACGGCTCAACGCTGCACTTGATGGGCTCACGTCGAGCGCCCTAGCCAAGATCGAAGCCCTGAAGACGGCTATCCGCGGCATCGCCGACGAACTGAAGAAGGCCGGCGATAGGGTCAAGAAGTTCACCTCGGCTCAGTTCGAAGAGCTGGGCAATCTCGTCACCAACCCGGTTGAGACGATCAAGAAGTTTGCTGATGATACGGTTCGGAACTTCTCCGGAACGAGCAGCGAGGTAGCCAAGGAGACCGAGAAGTCCGCCGCTGCGGTTGATACAATGGTCGATCGTGTCGGCCAAGCGACGGAAGGGCTTCGCTATCCCGGCCTCGCTATTTCGAACTTCACGCAAAAGGCGTCCGGGGATTTCCAGCAGCTGGAGACGGACGTTACTGGCCAGAGCTACTACCCGGATATGGTATCCGCTATCGGCTCGGAGACCGCCCGCTTGCAGGGCAATATGGTCCAGCCGATCGAGGG